CAAGTTGCTCTATGCGCATCTCTGCGTACCGGATGACTTTACGTAGGTCTGTTATCTCTGACCCAATACCATCTTCACCCTCATACATTTTATGACCAGCTCTCATGGAATATTTGATAATGTTACCAACATGAAATGGTAAGTCATTCTCCATGATGAATGTAATAGGTTCTATTTTATAACGTGTGTAGTGTGAAGGTTTGTTAACAATATCTGACATTTTATGCCCTTTCTTTAAGTTCCTTATAGAGAAGAGAGTTGTCTCTCTTTTAAAATCCGACCCCCGTGGTCGGATTCATAAAGTATTATAAGAGGTAATCACTATGACTAGAGAGGTTCATCCAAACAGCCTTAAGAATTTAGCACCTTCATTCACCAAAGACAATGCTCGTGAGATGCAATTAAAATCTGCAGCTTCCCGTAAGGCAGCTAGAGATGCTAGAGAAGCTTTGAAGATGAGTATGAAAGATTGGCGTCAATACAAGGAAGATGTGTTAGATCATATTGATATGAACTCTCTTGATGTCTTGAAGATCCTCATGTTCAAAGCTTTGGACAAAGAAGATTTTGATACAGCTAGTGATCTCGCAGCAAAAGTTGCAGAATATGAGCAACCCAAGCTGCAGCGCAGGGAACTCCAAATTGAGGAGATGGGTGCTGAGAGTTTGTCTGATGAAGAACTCGACGATAAGATACGAGCACTTCGGATAGTGTGAGGTTCTACTAGAACCTGAAAGAAAATGCCTGTGCGCTTTGTCGGTTACCGAAAAAACAAGTAAGTGCGCTTTGTCGGTTAGCTAAAAATTATAAGAACCCAAAGATTCTCTGTGAGAGTCTCTGGGTTCTTTTTTTATTTCCATAGGAGTCCGTGGAATCCCTCTGTAGAGTCAAAGGATTTTATAAGATCCTTAAACATCCTGGGTGACATAGTTACTACATCGTATCCCTCAATGTCTTGATTGAATTGTCTCATAGATACATAGCCTTCGTATTCTCCAGCGTTTTCTATGATTACCCCAAGGTCAAGATCATCTCCTGAATCATCCATAATAACTATCTCAGTCGTCCAGGGTTTTTCTTCGATTGTGAATGGCATTACATTTTACTTACGCCAAGGACACCACCGTTCTCCCACTCTGCATAGAGACCATGATCATTAAGAATATCATTGATTTTATGGTTAACACCGAAGTCATCTAGTGATGAATTGTTTTCGGCATAGTAGTCAGCCCATACAGTTTCATAGTTTTCCTCTGCTGAGATTACAAAGCCATCTTCACCATAGTCTTTTACAGGTACCCCGATCTTACGAAGCTTGTTGAATGCTGTGCGATATTCTCGTTTCATCATCATTATCCTTTTTGATTAGCAGCTATGATTATTACAAGTATGCAAGCAGCGAGTGCAAGTAGCATCACCGATCATCACCAGAGCCACGGAGAGTACCCTTAGAGGCACGGTTGTGAAGTTTGAGTAGGTTACCTGCTGCCAGGGTGTCAAGGTCTTTTCCGAGGTAGTGTGCGAGTACTGCTACATACCATAGGACATCCCCTAGCTCTGCTGCAATTCCATCATAAGATGCACCATCACGAATACATTTCTTAATTTTGTTTGCAACTTCCCCAGCTTCTCCACATAGACCCAATGCTAAGTAGGGAATTGCTTCTGACTCTGGGAAGATTGCAGTTTCTCTAGCTTTAGTCTGATATTGATTCATATAGATTGTCATGTTAGGAAGTTCCTTTTCAGTGGGCCAGTATGATATCACTCTGTGCGGAAAGCTTCGTAGAGTTTCCACTGTGCTTCTGCTAGTTTGTTAACATCTGAGACATACAGATCATTACATTCTTGTAACATCTCTACTGCGTTTTTCATACTTTGTTGTGCTGATTTGATTGCATCTTGTTGAATTTCATTTCCATTCTGGGATTTCATTAGCTTTCATCAGTACCTCTTTACTTTTTCTATAATTGTATCCACATCATTGACCTCATAGCATAACCGACAGTCCTGACACTTTTGACCAGTGCAGTTCTGCCGCTCCACAAACTCATGGGTTAATACATTGTTGAATGTTTTATCAAAGTACCTAGGAGGCTTTGACATTACTACGCTTTTCTTAGGGTTGCTGTAGATAAGGTTTAGGTTTTTTGGTTTGTTGTTTGTTTTCATCCAACGAAACACAAGGTCTGTTCGTTTAGTCCAGAGAGCGAATTGACACCAAGGGTTATCGACAACAATTAGCATCAAGTTGTTTAGGTGTTGCATGTTTATTAGCTCACCATGTGCATTGAATCTGAATATACTATCGATAATCCTTGGGACTTCTTGTGGTTCTAATGGTCTTGAAGACAGTAAGTCGCTATTCCGTTGTAGTGCTGGAGCCATGTTTTTTCGGAAACCGTCCAGCATTTTATGGCTGTAGCAGTCCCCGCAGATATTGTCTGTCTTGTTTTCTATGGCTTTCTTGTGTTGATCTATGCAATACTTGTTAGTCTTAGTGTTAGTACTGATTGATTTTAGACCTTGAAGTTTACCTGTCATTACAGATATGTGTACTGCGGGTTTAGTCATAAGGAGTCCTTTATGTGTCTATTTCTTCTACACCATCATCATCTATAGATATGAAGTTATTCTCTATACCATACGTTGCATAGAGAGCACCAATTGCTGTGAAGATCTCATGTTCTGTGTAGTCTTCATGGCTTTGCATATCTATTTCATACTCATTGTCTGTACCAATCCACATCGTCACATGGAATAGTTCATCAATCCTCCTGAATGTATCTTCTTTAGGTTTAGGCTTGAACTTGATTATTTCAGACATGAGGTTGTTCACCCATGTCCTCTGCGTAGTTATCTAGACAATCGTGCATGTCTCTTAAGGTATGCCCTAGGTCTGTGAAGAGTGTTTCTGCTTCTACACGAGATAGAATAAGTGCTCGTTCTGCAATTTCGACAACTACTTCTCCCTCTGCTGTCCAGAATACATTTGATTTATCCATATTCTTTTGACCCCTTCATTTGTGCTATTAGATTATCTATGTTACTTTTTGAACGTGTGTATTTATCTATGAGGTCATCAATAACATATTCTTCTAGGTCTTCAAGACTGTAATCTTCAACAACATGTCGTCTGATTGCAGCTTGAAGCTCTTCCTCACGATAAGACATTCAGTTGAAGCTGCGTAGTTTGATTACATTACGAATACGATCTACAGTTGATTTTGAAAGTTTAGAACGAGATACAAACTGACCTGTTTCAACATCACGTGCTACAGATAAGTAACCTTGTTGACTTGAGAATGAACCTACTGGTTTACCGTAACGTTTTGTTACACGACGAAATTGCAAGTTGTTACGACCGATTGGGTTTACTGTTGTCATAGTGTTAGCCTTTCATGACTAATTTAAGTTAAGATCTTTTTCTAGTAGTTGCAACCATAATGTAACCAACTACCCATACTCCAAATAAAATTGATATATTAAAATGCCTCTTGTTGGAATTGAGCTTTGTCGGACTCTCCAAAAATCAGAGTGACCCCTAAGGGTCACGAAGGATTCTGAAGGAATCCTATAGAGATCTAAAAGATCTCTCTGAGGAATCTTGAAAACCTTTAGGTTTTTGAGATTCCGATTAAAAACAGGATCCCGTAAGGGATTCTATTTAAAAACTATGAACCCTGACCGGAGTCCTCAGCGCAGCATTACTACGGGGTCTCAACAGTCAGGGGTACAGGGACTTCAACGAGAACTTCAACAAGGAGTTCGTATCGGAGTCACCTGTATTGGTTGTCCCAACTGGAGTTTGAGCTTGAAAGGATTAAAGAACCCATACTCAACAGTTGGAACAGACAACACGGGAGGTGTGTTGTATTAAATTGTATGAGCAGTTTCACTGTGTTGCTCAGCACATGTAGTCTGCATTATGCTGATACCCTACGTATCTCGCACTCCTAGCAGGAGGAATTAATGATAAGCAGTTTATTGAGATGCTTAGCTCATTACTCTTTTTAAATCCGACCCCTGTGGTCGGATTCTTTACAGTGCTCGAAGGCAGAATACACGTACACCATTTTCGTTTCTGGATTGGCGAACAGAGAAGTTCTTTGCGTACTGACCACCGCATGTGTACCCAGCCATAGCCGAGACACGTTGCAGAGTACGTACATATGACAGAGGTGTTTGTGGTTCTACTTTAACCAAGAAGCTATCACCAGCCACCATGTCCCTAAAAGGATACTTGTAGCCTTTAAGAGAATTTTTAGGAGCGACTGGTAGTTTTACATTCTTTTCAATAGTAAACATAATAAACCCTTTCTAGGTTTTTAAGTTGAGCAGTTTTATGTGATGCTTAGCACAAGTGGTTGAGGTGTTTAGAACATTGCCTCTAGGTCTTCTTCTTTAGCTACACCTGTAGAAGATGTAGCAGGAGAAACATCACCAACAACATCAAAGTCGATGGAGTTAGAACCATTGTATTCTACAAGATCAGTTACTTGAATAGCAGTAAGTGAGCTCATAATACCTTGGCGTCCAGCTTTATCGTATGGGAACTGAAACAAGATTACGTTACCACGAGATCCATTGCCTATTGTTGAGGCGTCAATTGGTTGCTTTGTGTTATCAACAACACGAACTTTACCATTGCTCTCACCATTAGCTTTGAACTCTTTACGCTTAAGAGACGCTACCCATTTACCATCCTTTTCTTTCATAGCAATGTGATTAGCAATGAGATCTTTAGCTACATCAGAATTATCTGTTGCAATTTGGATCTCATACTGTGAAGTACCGAAAGGTGATTGTGGTGTTACCAGACGAGCCCAATTAAGTTCAATGTCTGAGATTAGATAGTTACGTGGCTTTTCCATAGGTTTTCCTTTACATGGATTGTGAGAGGATATCTCTCTTTTTAAATCGATCCCCCTGTGGGTCGATTACTATTGGTTACTGTTAGAATCTTCTTTGAGAATAATCCTAATCCAGTCATAAGCATACCAGATACAGAAGATCAGCCATGCTGCTATTAGACCTGAGAGTAATAACATTAGTTACTTCCTTTGTTTAGATCTTTGATCCTAGCTTCAACATGTCTCAATCTATCGTATAGGTTCTCAAGTTCATCAAGAACCCATGAGGGTCTGACACCATGACCATACTTGTTGTGTAAGTCGTTGATCTCATTTTTATACATTGAGGCACTGGTTTGAGCCAGCTCTATTTCTCCACACATACTCATTGGCTATCTCTGTAAGGTTGACATGATAGGTATCCGATTGATTCTTGTAGCACATATAAGTCATCTATACGTTCAAGACAATCCTCACCTGTTAAGCTGTAATCAAGGATGTGATCTACACCACACCCTTGGTACATTGTTAGAACTAGGATGAATACCTTAGTCATTATGTATACCCCAAGATTTCTTCAACATAGTATTTAGCTTTCACTTCAGTCATAAGAGGATACTTCTCTATGGTTGCTTTGATAGCTTGTTCTTTTGTTAGCTTAGTCATTTGATACATCCTCATGTGTTAAAAGTGATAGTAGTTCTCCAACTGACCAACCAGACCTACGAGACAACTCCTTCAATGTGAGATCGGGAGATGAATCGTATGTGTCTACTATGTCATCGACATCCCAGACTTTAGGGACACCATATGTAAGGTCTTTTTGCTTTTCAATTAGAGTACGAGTATTCTGAAGAGTTTCTATGAGACTATCCAGAGTATCATCATACTTCATAATAACCCAATCATGAGAACTTGAAGGTAAGATGGCAACCTCTTGAACTGAGGTTACTTCACTCACACCCGCTTCAAACTCTTGATGTTGTGCTATAGAGATGTCTCTGTTGAGGTGTTTTACTTTTATGTTGTTTGTACTCATTGACATTATTTGTCTTCCTTAAAATCAGGTACAGGAACTTCCTCTGTTACACTTATTACTTCATACCCAGCACTTTCCCAGCCTGATATTATATCTGGGATTTTCTTTGGGTCCATGTAATAAGATAGTTCGTGAGTTACATTATCTTGGTGTACGAATGATTTATTTACAGACATTTTGAAGTCTTGTTTCATTTGACTGTCCTTTCGATAGGTGATACTTCGATGAACTCTATATGATATCCACCGAAGTCTTTTACGTGTACACCCATACCATTGGCATCGATGTAGAATACTTTGACTACTACCCATGTTAGGATAGCAGCACAGAGGAGCATAGAGAGTTTAGGCATTAGTAACTAACCCCTCTATTTCACTATCATCACCGAATAGCATAAACCAGTCTTCAGGTGTAAGACCAGTCTTTATGAACTCACGTTGATCTGCATCAAGCATTGGGAAGGCATCTTGTATATTAGCACCTTCTGACCATGCAACATAACAATCATCGAATACTGTTTGAAGCATGTCGAATTCCATTGTGTTGGTTTCCCCAGTGATGGGTGATCTGTTTGTGTAGTGCATCATAGTAAACTCCTTTCAAGAGTTGGTTAAGATAAGTGTTTATGAAACAGCAACCATTACGATTGCTGAAACAAAAAGACTTAAGACACAAGCGGAAGCCACTCGTTCATTTCTTTGATGAAGATGGTAGTCAGTATCTGATCTACCTCGTCTGATGTTACGTAGTCGTTTGTACCCAAACCATCTGGCAGGGTTAGAACTTCGTTTACAGCTTGGGACATCTTCTCTTTGATGTATTCCCATTGCTCGTCTGGGTCATACTCTTCTTCGAAATCTGTTGTCCACACTACGGAGTCGCAGATTTTGTTGAAGTTATACTCGAAGATGTCTATTTCTAAGTTAGTCATGGTATATCCTTTCAAGATATAGGTTAAGATAAGTGTTTATGAAACAGCAACCATTACGATTGCTGAAACAAAAAGACTTAGATTGAGAGTGCCAGCTGTCTTGGATCTTTACCAAGGTCACTAGCATCGTTGAACGGGAATTCAGCTCCTTTGCTGTTCCCTTCATTCCAGTACAAGGTTTCGAGAATTATGTATGCGTAATCTAAGCATACCCCTGATAGGGCAACTATACGCAGAAGCTCACCCTTTGAACAAGAGAGTAAGAAGGCATTATATGCATCTATCATCTTCCTGTTCTTTGGATCACACCAAGGATCATCTTGAGCACCATCGTCTGTTGACTCAAAGATTGCAAGTCGTTTAGCAGCACGGAGGATGATCTTGTCTGAAGTTGGAAATTGCATGGTATATCCTTTCAAGATATATGTCGGACCCCACACACCTGTGAGATCTATAAGACACCAAGAGAACCTTGGAGCCAGCACAGGGACAACCCCTATACTTCTTCTTAGATCTGGCCCCTGTGGACAGATCACATACTATCCGAACCAATCAGATAGAGTATAGATAGATCTATAAGAACCTAAGAGATACACATAGCTTGATCTCATCTGAGAGATGCTGAGAGAGCTGAGAGAGTATTGAGAGATGCTGAGAGAGTA